TATACTTTTTTAGAAGTAGAAGGATTATTAATCTGTGTAGTAGGTGTTAAGATTGTGTTGTACTCAGGCATAGACAAAGCAATGTGCTTTTCTTCTAATTTAAGTAATTCTTTATGGTTTTTTGAATTTAATTCAAAACTATTTTCTGCAATATATAAAAACTCCACTTTAAAATTATTTTCTCCATATTTATTATATACTTTTTGTAAGTATTTAACAAAATGATTTCCTTTTCTTAAATCAGTTTTATGTTCTTTCATTCTTTTTTTTAAGAATATAGAACTACCAATATAAAATTTAGAATTGTGTAATGTGGTTATTTTATATATTCCAGCACTAGTCGGGAATTTATTATCTGAAAATAAACTTGTCATATTTCCGGTAAAGGTAATATAAAGTTTATAAAATACAATATTTATTTACTATAAGTTCAGCATATATTTTCACCCTAGTAGGGTGTCGGACACTCGTGGCGGTTTATATTCTTATTTCTAAGTTTCACCCACTATGCGTTACACTGACATAAAATTTTTAATTTTTATGTTTAGCACGGTATTAGGAATCACACCCTTCACCGTTTTTGCCCAATTATAATAATATAGGTTACCCTATAAAACGGCTAATCAATAACCTTTCGTCTAAACCAATTTTCTCAGCGCGTTCTGCCCAATCTTGAGCATCCCATACCATATGGATTTTCATCATACGATCGTTTTGAGCTTTATCCATAGAAGATACATTATACTCACCATCATCAGGATTTTCTGTAAGGATAATTTGTACTTTTTTACTTTTTAAATCCCAGCCAATCATAGTCTGCTCGTTAATTAATTCCATCACCGCTTGACTAAATAATGAGTTACCCCTAGAGTAATCGTCTAATAATAACAAAGAGTTATCTTTTAAGTTAACAACCCAATCTGGAGGACAAGGTGAAGTTCTAGTAACATTTGCATATTTATATCCTGCTTCACTAGATCTTGGTAATAAGTTTTCTGTTACCCATCTAACGTCTTCTCCTTTAACTACTTGATATTCTTTACTATAGTAACCTACTAATTCACTAGGCTCTGTTAATTGGGCTAGATTTAATTTATAAAATCCTCTGCCTAAATCTTTAGCTAGTTCTCTACATATAGTAGTCTTACCTAATCCTGGAGTACCTACTAAGCTTAACGCTACAGGGATTCCACCGTCTGCCATAATAGTATCATTTGCAGAAATTACTTGTTTTAATACGTCATACGTCTCGTTTGGTTTATATGTTGTCTCTTTCATTTTTTTTAATTTGTTTGTGGAATTTTTATCCAAGGTGCGTGTTTTTCAATTGAACTTTCTCTACCGTTTGAGCTAATTACCCATAGTAGTCTTTTATAACATGGTGGTGGAACCTCTGCTTCACCGTCTGTAAATATTATACAAGATGTATAACTAGATGCGTTGTAGAAATCTACTGCAGCTGTAAAACTAGTACCGCCGCATTGTGTTCTAGGGAAATCATTGTTTCCTTTATACTTAACTACTTTGCTTACTGCTGTATCAAATGCTCTTATCTCCAAATTTACCTTCTTCTGTAAATGGTATAATTCATTTAAGAAATCAAATAGTTCCTTTTCACTTACTGAACCTGATTCATCTATCAATATCAGTATTTTATTTAGTGGTTTAAGGACAGTTTTAGGCTGACCAGGAAAACGTTGATTTTCTTTAATCCTACTATTTTTTATAATAAATTTACTAGAATTTCCTACAAAATTCCTAATATATTTATTGTAATTAAATACTGGTTTAGGTTTAACAAATCCTTTAATTAGCTGTTCTATCTCAGCTGGAACGTTACCTTGACTTTTTTTAATCTCATCAACTATTGATTCAATTGTACTTTGTACTTGAGATACAATAGCAGATTTTTCTGCTTCTGATAAACTTTCTACAGGTTCTCCATTACTATCTGTTATTTCCCATTGATGTTGTGCTTTTTCATCAATACCCATTTCTTCTTTTTCTTCTTCAGATAATTTACTTAACTCATGATAATAATGATGTCTACCTGCATGTGGTTTCCAATTTAATTTAGGGTACTTTTCAGCAAAATTATCTAAGAAACATCCCCATGAAGGTAAAAATTCTTTATCTATTCTTTGATTTATATCTATATCTGTAGCAATATTATCTTGCTTTGCATTAGGATACATATCGCATGTTAGTAAATGAAATTGTGTAAGGTGACCAGCCTCGTGTTTAAGTACACCTAAACGCACATCGTCTGAAAATTTAAACCATTCATCTGGGTTTATAATTAAGCAGAAATCCATTGTGCTTTTGTTGAGGCTAACTGCAGCTAAGGGAACCTTAGTGCTTTCTTTCTTTTCTATAGAGGATATAAATAATCCGTAAAAAAGGTCATTAATTAGTAGCTTTTTTGTGAGTCTACTAATGTCTAATATTAAATTTTGGTTCATTGAATTGCTCTAAGAGCTTTTTTGTTTGTTCATACCCGAATTTTTTGTAATAATCTGATATGTCTTTTTCTTCAGGTAAATAGAATACATCTAATTCAAATTCTTTGAGTACTTCATTAGTAGCTCGTATACCAGCATTGTCATTATCGAAGTTTATAATTACCTTTGCAAACCTCTTTTGTAGCACTGGAATTTTATCTTTCCAAGCTGATAATGACTCAGAATGTGGTGCCACGGCATTAATACCAAATCTTCTATACAATATTAAGTCCTTCATAGACTTAGTTACTATACATAATTCTCCAGTCCAATCTAATTGGTCATAGCCTTGTAAATCTGAGTGAGATGTATTACCTATAAACCTATAGTTATTTGCTTTGTAATGATAAAGTTTCCATTTACCATTAAAATAATAACCTATACAAGGATTGTACGTACTATACGCGTACTTTAGGTCACCATTAATCCAATAGTGACTGATACCAAACACTTTATAATCTTTGCATAACTCTGAAGTCAAGCCAAAAGACTTTAAATATTCTTTATCTCCTGTTGTAAATGGCTGTATTTTAACTTGTACATCTTTGTACTCTTTATCTTTACGTTCTATTTTCTTATTAATAAAGAAAGTAGATGGCTTATTGCCTATAAAGGAATCATATACTTCATTCAATGCGTCCCAAAAAGAGATAGATTTAATGTGCATTATGATTCCTATACAGGTATAAGCTTTGTTTTGTGCAAAATCTTTAAAGAATAAGACGTTCTCCCGCCAAAAGAAATTACAATCCGCTTTTGCATCATTGCGTAACGGATTTGTAAATTTCTTATTTAACTCACAAAAACCCAAATAACGAACATACACTTCTTCCTGGGTTATTCTATCGAATATCCAATCAAAAGATAATTTTTCTGGTTTACTTGGGAGATTATACATCTTAGAACGGTAAATCGTCTGTGGTACTAACAGCATCCATATCAGTAGGCGCTGCTGCAGTTTTAGTTACTTTTTCGTTTTTACCAATAGATAGATCTTTTGCTTCTTTAGCAATAAAACCTAAATACTTAGTAAATTGTAAGTTGTTTTTGTCATTGTATACTAATTTAATAGATACTGACTTACCAACATTATTTTTACCTAGAAGTTTAATTACACCATTAGCAAATTCTTCATAAGTATTGCCATGTAATACTGCTTGTTCTTCAGGAATAAACTTAGTCAAGATATGCTTAATTCTCTTAGCCATATTCTCTAGCTTTTTCTCATCACCATCTTGTACATCCCATTCGATGTGTCTATACACTTCACCTTCAGGACCTCTAAAGTTAAATATTAATACTTTGTCACCTGTACCATCTTTTCTTGGCGATTCAAATGTAATTGTCTCTAAAGTTACACCGCTAGTAATACCTGCGTTAAATTGTTTTGAGTTCGTTGACTCTGCTACTGTTTCGTTGTTAAATCCGTATGCCATGTTTTTATTTATTTAAAATTGTTACTTCTCCTTCTTCGTTAAAAGATACGTTATGGTCAGGAGCAAAATCCATAACTTCTTCTACTGTGTACATACCTTGTATCTTGTCTGGTGCAATTCTATTTGCACCTAAAGATAAACATCTTGCATACATCATATATTTTGGCATCTTAGTCCAGTTATCTTTGGTAGTAAATCCAGCTCTCACTGCATCTGACCAATAGAAATTAGCTACTTCTACTACACCACTACGATTAAATTCTATTGAAGTAACAAAATCTGCTTTGCCATCATCTTTAGTAAATTTCTCAAAATCTTGTAATGTTTTGTAACTAATTCCATTTGCCCATAATAGACCACCTAGCGCTTTAGCTGATAAAGATAATCTACCTTGGATAGAATAAATCTGGTGAAATGCTTGCATAGGTTTTAAACCTAAGTCTTTACCAAATTGAGCTATAGCAAATGCTTGCTCAATGGTTTTAATGTTTGCTGGTAGACTCTTACTATCTATTAGTAATTGTAACTGCTCCATCTCATTAGAAGGCTGCTGCCTTACTAATATGTCTTCTCTTTTTTCTGTCATGATTCGTATTCTGTATAATCTATTTTTGTTGCTTCTTCTAATTCACTATAAAAGGTAGTAGCGCCATTAAAATATAATGGTATATATTTATTAGCCAACCCATAATGTCTGTCTTTAAGTATTTTTAAACTTACGTATCTATCTTTAAGAATCTTTATATCATAACCTCTATGTCTTGTAATACTATATCTAACAGGACTAAACAAGGCCATAATAAAATGATAATCTCTAGCAGTTTCTTTACAATTAGCCAATCCTGGAATAGAAGGTTCTAATTTTTCATCAATAGATTGTCCTTGGTGATACTCTTGTTTATCATTAGTCATATCTTGCTGCTGAACCGCAATAGTAACACAATTTAGTTTTTTAACAAAGTGCTTTAGACAGTAATGCTTACTAAATTTGCCAATAGCCTCATACAGAGATTCTCCCTTTTCTGGAGTCAACAAACTAAGGTGGTCTACTATTACAAATACCCATAAATTAGGGTTATTTGCTATATAAGTCTTAGCTATTTTCTCTTCTACGCTTCCTCCTATTTCAACACCATTTTCTAAATGCCAGTCATGTACATGTTTGTAAATTCCAAATCCATTGTAAACATGATCGATAACTTCTACTTTACTAGACATGTCATCAACCCATTGTTTACATTGTTTAATCTTAGCTAATGTATCATCATCTAGAGTATAATTACCTAGAGATTTAAGTTGAGCTAAAGATAGTGTAATCTCATACATCTCATATAATAAGCTACTAATCATAGATAACCAAAATTCTTCTTTTGATTCCTCTAATGCAAAATATAGAATTTTGTAATCTATCTCAGGATGCTCTTTAATAAACTTGTACACTGAAATAACAGCAAGAAATTTGGTCAACTTAGTCTTACCTACTGAAGTTGCAGCAGTTATGCAATAATAATGGCCACGTTCCCAACCAGGAAACTTTTGAGATAATCTTTCAAATGGAAATAACAATGAAGTTACTTT